ACCTTCAAGCACTCCGGCGGCCAGCACCAAATAACCCTCTGTGTGGTTGCCTTCAGCCCACACGATGCCAACTCCTGCAACACCAGATTGCCGTCTCAGCCAAGGCTTGTTGCTATTCATACTATTGACCACCTGCTCATAATAGCCATAAGCCGCCTTACCCTCTGGCGCGTGGAACCAGCCATGTGGTGGCACGTGGAGTGATATGGACTTCACACGAGACTGGTTCTCAGCACAGCGATCCATGAAACGCCGCCAGTCACTCATCGGCCTACACTCGTCATTCGGCAACGCGATTGGACCAGAGTTACCAAGCCACGATGGGCGCCCTACGATCCGAGTGCCGTCTTCCAATTTGGCCAGCCAACGTGGTCCACCCATTCCATCTGGTTTGGCTTCAACAATCTTACCGCGAGTGAGAACTTGGATGCTCATCCGTTAATGAGGGCAGCCAACCGGTCGTCAATCTTTGTATTCTGGTCTTTCACCGTTGCGAGTGAAACACGATAGGCATCTGTGTTCATTGCCTTGAAACGTGACTTCACATCCTCAGTCGTAAGAGTGCCAGAAACAAGTTTGGCTGCTGCGGATGCCAGCATGGTATCTGGCCCGTGCATCTCAATAGTAACGGCGAGTTCGTCGCGTTGAGCCTGATTCATAGTCTCCCCGCGAGCTACTGCTCGTAACATGCGGTCCCAATAGTAGGTTGTCTGTTCATCGGTCATGATTCACCACCCTTTAGAAAATTTCCACAGCCACACCAATGTCAAACGAAGTCTTTGGACCTGCGCTCTCTCCGCGAGCACTCATGGCAAAGTACCAGACATGATCGGTCGCCGTAGTCTTGTTGCCAAGCGTCAGGCGTTCACCGGAGTTGTTACCTCCAATGTTCGCACTATCGTCATTCACCTGGGTCCATGCAGTTGCTGCAACACCTTGCTCGAAGGCGTAAGCCTCAATCTCAACAGCCTCCGTCGTCACTACCGACCCATTGAATGTGTAGAGGAACCCGTTCTGAGTTGCAACTGATACCCCGTTAACCAGGTGAAAGCGGAATGGGCATTCTCCGGCTATGAGATTGGTATCGTTGATAGCTTCCGAACTGCCACTATTGATAATCACGTTGCCGGACGATACATACTTCGTGTTATTGTTGTGACTGTTGTTTGGCCCAACATCGCACTGGTCCGTACCGGGGTCACCCGTACCGATGTGTGTTCCATCATTCCAGTCCACCGTCGATATCGTCGCTGTCAAAGAGGTTTGACTTCCAGAAAACACAATTGTGTTAGCGGCAATGTCTGCCCAGGTGGGGGAACCTACAGTATTGTTGTTAAATTCAAATGTGGTAGTTGCCATGTGGTGTTCTTTCCTAGCTAACGAATGTCAAAACTGTTACGCATCTACAATGCGGATGCAACGGTGGACCCTCAACAGGCCCAAATGACGTACTGAACATGCCATCCAGCGGAATTCCTTTAGGATTCTGCTTGGGCACTGACTGACACAACTCACAGGTTCTGTCGTCCTTGGTAATCACCCACTTCTGACGAGTTCGATCCGGATCTAGTAACCCTTGACTGACGGCTTGCTTACGAGTGTTCCGTGCTCCTTCATTGGCAGCCCTGAGTGTCTCTGTCCTGGCAATCATCTCAGCACGGTACTTCAGATACCTCTGCTGGTATCTACCCACCATTGCATCAATCTTGTCTTGGGGAAGCACTGCCCCTTGCTGGATAGCAGACAGTACACTGGAATCAAATCTCTTATCCCGAAGTGCCCTCTGTAGGATCCCAGACATGATAGTTGGATCTCCGGACTCAAGCATCTTCCTGAAATTTAGAACTGCTCGAGTCTGGGACTGTGTGAGACCTATAAAGCTCTTTATTGTCTGGGCTTGAGTATATGGGTGCCCGCCGTGTTGAAATGCATCGGTAACAACGTCCTGAATAGCTAACTTGGTTTGTTGACTAATCTGCTGAATGAGATCAAATGTATATGACTGTAGAAACGCGATGGCTTCGGGGTTCAGTAGGTCAAACACCATCTCCACCCCGACTTTGGCTGTGGCCTTGTGTACTTCTACTTTCTTGAGACTATTTATCTCATCCTCAGCTCCAGCCTTGAACACCTGTTGTAAGATGTCGACTAAGCTAGACTCATTTGGCTGAAGGCCAGCACCATGACTGATCTTGTCTAATCGGTTATCAATGTCTAGAACTCGAAAAACTCCAGCGGCACCACCGGCCTCAATGGCTTCTTGAATGTCTTTGACAGAGACAGCATCTTTGAGTACTTCCAGCAACCTGAGAAAAGCGTTGCTGAGCTTGGCTTGAAAAGAGTCTGCAACAGCTACAATTGAGAAACTGGCTGCACTTGGATAAGATCCCTTGAAAATGGAAGACTGCCCGACTACTAGAGCATATGTCTTTGCTGTTTGGTGGGGTCTAGGACGAAACGAAGCACTAGAACCGGTCCCAAGGTGCCCAACACCCTTGAAAATGCGTTGTAGAGGCACTGTCACAACATCTCCAAATCTAGGAACGTGTATTTTACACTGAATGTTTGCGTACTCCTAACAGGGTAGTTAGTAACGATAGAATCTTGGAATGATTTGACAGTTTTACCTACCACTCTAAACTTGCTACCACGTGGTAGCAACACTTCATCTTCACCTGGACGATCAGTCAATGGATTGCCTATAGGGCCTGCGTGTTGACCGGCCCTCAACAAAATCCTAGCTTTCGTTACGCGGGAGTGGACATCACCAGAAGCATATCTTCTATTGGTTGAGGTTGAAACAAAGCCTTTGTCTTCCACTACCTGCCCTGCTGTGAGCTTGGAGACACCTTTGACTGATCTGTAAACAACTAAGTCCTCTGGTAATGTGAACTTCCTTATTGCAGAGTCCAACTTAGCAACTTGCTCTTTCTGAGTATCGAGTGATACTGTGCCATCCCTAAGATGAGAGTTAATAGCTCCCCCTCGCGTGTACTGCCTCACGGCGGTTATTTCACTATTTGACAGCTGTTCCTTCCAACTAGTGGCTAACTTATCCGTGTATGCACCACTGGCTCCGGTGCTGCTGACTCGTGCGTCTTCTTGATATGGGCTATCAGCAAAATCTTTAGCACCTTTCCAATTAGCACTACCTCCTGTTTCACAAAACTTGCCTCCTTGATCATGACAAGGGTTGAACTTGGAGAACAGGTCTAGAGCTAGATCACTCATGCTGATGGTGGTGGCGGCATATCCGGCTTGGCAGTTGGCTTGGCAGTTGGCTTGGCAGTTGCATCCGGCTTGGCAGTTGGCTTGGCAGTTGGCTTGGCAGTCGGGGCACCTGCCTGTTGAGCAGAGGCTTGTTCTGACTTAGCTGGGAAGTTGGCAATCTGACGCAGGTACTTCTCAAGATCATCGTCTGGGAACAATGTAGCACCAGCACCTGCTAAGCTAGTTACGTAAGCACCTACTTCTTTGAGATCTGGAGTCTCCAAATCACTCGGTCTTAATCTGCACCACTTATCCGATGGGATACTGTTCAGCGTCATCAACCTTGGAATAGCATGCCGGTTCATCACACTGGCAATGGCATCTAAAATGCAACCCAGCGCTACTCCAAATAGCTCTGTCTTGGAACTAGCTAGTGCATAACTGCCCACAGCACTCTGCCCTAATAGAATAAAGTCGGCTAGAACTGTATTGGCGATGGCCTTGGCGTATCGGTCTATAGGCTTCCCAACATCCATCTGCCTAGCTCCCGCACTAGCCATAAGAGTAAACTCTAATAGCTTATTGCCTTTCTCATCGTAGGCTAATGGGAGCAGCAGGCCCTCTTGTTCGTCGCGGCGTACGTTGCGAACGATCTTCTTAAGGGTCTCATCATACTGCTTTGCCATGTCGGCAGTCCTGTAAATGACTGGAAGTCCGGCTAAGTCTCGTTCTATACCAATAGCTTCAATCTCTTCTAGACGACGCTTGAACCACCATGGACGGAAAGCATTCCTAAGTACAGAACGGCCTTCAGGATTCCCTTTGTGGGAGCCTACTCGGAACAGAAGGCTACGACTGATGGGTATCTCAACATTCTTGTAGTAAGGTGGTGCAGACTGAATAAAAGATTGAATGCCCCCTTCCTCATCCCAAACCCATTCTAATAAAGAGTCTTGAGCACGGATGGGAAGTTTACGCCAACCTATTTTACCATCTGTAAAATTGCTACCTTGTCCTGGGGTTGCGGATATTGGTCCGTTTCTGCGTTTGTAAATGATCTCATGCCAACTGTAACCATAAGGCAACATGCTGAGTACTTCTGAAATGAAATCAGCCCAGGAATGGCTCATATCCTCCATGCAGGATTCAACAAATTCATTGACATCGTCGTCCGGGCCTTCTACTGTCCAGGTAACTGTTCTGACTAGAGTTTCAATAGCAAACAGCATAGCGCCAACAACAGGATCGTTGTCGCGCATCTCCCTATAAGTTCTGTTAGCTCTTTCTCCACCAGCTAGATCCTTGAGAAACTCCTCGTCTACAAGCCCTCTGTTACCAGTTCTTTTTAAGCCTGTGGAACCTAGCTCATCAAATCCCCCGACTTTGGCGATAGATAGCTCATGGTTGATCTTAGCGAGGTCACTGTTATCCGATAAAGGTGTGTGTTTCTTGGCCATCTATAACCTACTTGACCAGATACCTGTCTCCACTTCTACTGTCCTGGTGGAACCTTTCGTAAGGCTAATGACAGGAGCGAAGTCTGAAAAAGTCTTGAGCTTCTTCCGAATGATTAACAATGCTTGCGTGAGAGCATCCACTTGATCGTCATGAGCACCTTTGTTGAATGATGCGAGCTCTTCTATAAGGTCATTGACCCAACGAAACGTATGTGGATCAGGCAACATGACATTGCCGGCCTCACACTCTGGAGTAACGGATATGGCGCGAGATTCTTTTGAAGTCTCTGGGTTCCAAGCGATAAGCCCTGGAACTTCTGATCTGAGATCATCAATGATTGCTGGACCATTGGCTTTATCCTCAATGTATTTACCGGCAGCTTCGGGCCACTTGGAAGACAGATTCTTGATAGCTTGCTTGCTGGCTGTAAAGCTTAGCTGATCCCTGACTTGGTCAAGTAAGATTCGATCAGAACCTCTAACTCCCCAAACTTGGCCCACAACATAGTCTGATGTCTTGAGGTCTTTGAAAGTGAGATCCCAACTTTGAAATAGGAACTCACACTCTTTGGCGATCTGTTGTGGGCTCTCTTTATAGTACCTCCACCACTGCCTCTTGAACAGACCTCCTTCGATTGGACTAGGTCTTTGTTGATGCTGTGCGGCGTAAGCGTAAGAGCCCAGACCTTGTTTCAACGCATCAATGGCAGCTTCATTGAACCGATTCTTCCAGAGTAGCTCCCCTGGGTGCTTTCTAGGATCCTTAAATCCTATTGACGTAACGCACTTTGACTTGGGTTCATACTCACTAGGTAACACCAGATACTCATAGGCAGAACCGGCCTTGCTTTTAATGTGGCCTACAAGATCCCGGTCATGGGACCTCTGCATGATAATCACCCGGCCACCTTCATTGGGATCATTGACACGAGTGGTCATGACCTCGTCCCACCAATTGTTTACGTTTTCACGGATCTGATCTGATGTAACCTGCCCAATATTATGTGGGTCATCAACTACTAGCCGGTCACCACCTTCTCCTGTGGCAACACCCCCGACTGATGAAGCAATCCGGTAACCGTTCTTATTGTTATTGTACCGCTCCTTGGCGTTCTGATCTCCCATGAGGTAGAACCGATTCCCCCAAAGTGCCTGATACCAGGAACTTTGAATAAGTCTCCGGCATTTAACTGAATCACGAACGCTGAGATCACTCCCGTAACTAGTGAACAACCATCTCGTCTGCGGTTGGTTCTTAGGCCCCCATTCCCACGCGGGCCACATGACGGAAACAGTCATCGACTTCGTGTGCCTTGGTGGGATGTTGATAATGAGATTCCGGATTTGCCCGTGAGTGACAGCTTCTAGATGTTCACAGACAGCATCTATATGCCAGTTTCCAACAAATGGTTTCGGTTCAATGATCCGCCAGGCACACTTGATGAACTCTCTGAGCAGTTTCTCTGACAGAATAACATCAATGTCAGATACGGTTACGTTCGTGGCAGCGGTTGCAGTCATTTACGGCTCTGTAACCCAACCCCAAATATAGAGAACACCAGAACTGCCAGACGTGATCTCTAATGTTATTTGTCTAGGATTAGTTGAATCGTATGGCAAGTGCAGGTTACCATCATGTGAACGCTCCCCTGCAGCAGCTATGTCTCTAGAGAACACTGTCGTATCACTTCCCACAGTGCCATCCAAAGTAACCCCGGCAGTGATTGTCGGGCCACGTTCATCTAACGTGCTAACAACAGCA